AGTGCTACCGGGGTCCGTGCGACCTCGCCCCAGCGCGTCGAGGTCTTGCTACCTGCCCGTGCGCCACGGGTCAGAGGGCGTAGATCCGAGGCTTGCCCTGGAGGAACTCGGCTGGGGAGGTGAGCTCTCCGTTGGGGAAGGTCTGTGTGATGAAGTACCCGATCCCGATGTCGTGGCCGGCGGGGTTCCACATGACCGGGATATCGAGCCAGGTGACGCCGTCGATCCGCACCCGGTACCGGCCGTCCTCGACGCCGGGGGTGTTGATGACGACCTCGATCTCGACGGCATAGTCGACGCCGAGGAGAGGCTCGAAGTGGGCAGCCCCGTTGCGGAGCATCTGCCTGATCCCGTACCCGCCCCAGGCGGAGCGAGGTGACCCGTTCGCCTGCTCGGCGTAGAGGTACGCGCCCATCGCCCAGCGCGGCGGGACGCGGTTGATGGTCGACAGGTAGTTCGCGGGAACGGCGGTCAGGCGCGCGGACCACGAGTTGTCGAACTTCGTCCCGCCGTAGCTGATCTGGTGCATGAAGGCGCCCGCCGGCGCCCCGGCCAGGCCGTACCCGAGCTTGGCGTCGAAGGCCTTCATGCTTCCGAACGCGTCGAAGCGCATGAGGTAGGTCAGCCGGGCGGACGAGCGCGGGAACCCGGGCGCGCGGCGGGTGAGCTCGGTCTGCCCGCGGTACCCGTGGAACGCACCGGTGGTGGGCAGGACGTTGCGGAACGACGCGCCCTCGGTGCCGATGCTGTCGACCGTGACCTCACCGAGGGCGGTGTACTTCGCGTCGACCTGGGTGAACGCGAACGCTGACGGCAACGGCTTGTCCAGGTCCGCCTCCCACAAGGTGGGCTCCGGCGGTGGCGGGGGGTCGCCGAGCTCGGCGCGGGTGTAGGACCGCCCGACGGCCAGCTGTCCGCCGGACCGGATGTTCGCGACCGGACGACCCGCGCGGGAGGTGACCGTGACGGTGTCCTCGGCGGACTTGATGCCGTCGGTGTCGGTGACGACCAGGCCCAAGGTGACGACCGTGTCGGCGTCACGGAACGCTGGCGGCGCGACGAACGTGGGGTTCTGCACCGCCCGCGAGGACAGCGTGACCGCCCCGGAGATCACCCGCCAGGAGTACCCGACGACCGACGTCTCGGTGTCGGTCCCGGACCCGGCCAGCTGCACCAGGGTCCCGGCGTCGACGACCTGGTCCGGGCCGGCGTCCGCGGTGGGCGGACCGGGCGGGATGTTGACGCTCGTGACGACGGCGCGCTGGGTCCCGCCGCCGCTGGCGTAGGTGAACACCCGCAGGTGGGAGGCGGTGAGCAGGAACGTCGCCGGCGTGCGGGCGAGCTCCACCCAGTCCGCGGCGGCCGGGTTCAGGACCAGGGAGTAGTAGAAGACGACGTCCGACCCGTCCAGGTCGATCCACAGCCACACCCCGCCGGCACCGGTGTAGGTCGCCTGGGCGACCTGCGCGTTGTCCTGGCGGGCGCGGATCGCCCCGTTGCGGATCTGCAGGGCCGCCTCGTTGGCCGGGTTGGCGGGGTTGCGTGCCTGCAGGGTCACCTCGGTGTTGGTCGTCGTCGGGTGCGCGACGACGTACAGCAGGGCGCCCTTGCCGGTCCAGTCCTGTGTCGTGGTGCTCTGCGCGTAGTGGGAGAAGGAGTCCGTGCACAGCAGGTCGAACGTCCCCGGGGGGCCTTCGTTCACGTCCCCGTTGGTGCCCAGCAGCGGGGAGATCAGCGTGGCGAGGGTCGGCACCGGGTTCGTCGGCGGCGGCGGCCCGCCGGTCGCGGTGCCCTGGAACACGATGAGCGCGCCGTTGGCCTGGTCGCTGTACGGCCAGGTGAACGTTCCCGAGACCGACGTGTCGTCGGCGATGGCGAGGATGTGCGCGATCGTTACCGGCGGGGTCGCGACGTTGGCGTCCTGCAGGAGGATCTCCGCCTCCTCGAACCCGACCGGCGCCTCGGCCACGGCCGTCGACAGGGGGCGGGAGTCGGTGGTCTGGAACGCGATCGCCAAGCCGGAGGGCACCGGGCCGAGCGGGCCCACGGCGAAGCTGCTCACGTTCGCGTCGGAGTAGGCCGGGGCATCGGCCAGGACCGTGCCGGCGAAGCCCGGGGGCGGGGTGTACTCCGCGAACCACAGCTGTGCCGCCTGCGTCGTCGTCCATGTGAAGGCGACGCTGGTCTCCCCCCCGACGGCGACCTTCCACACCAGGTAGAAGCTCACGCTCGCGCCGGGGCGATCGGCTGCGACCGTCCACCCCGCCGGGGGCGTGGTGGTGCCGGGGGACTTGTCGACGGCGAGTGCCGCGACGAGCAGGTTCCCCGCTGTCGCTGCGCCGGCGTCGAACGTCGCGGTCAGGCTTGTGCCACGGGCGGACTGCGGCAGGAAGTTCTTCCCGGTGCGGACCAGGCTCGCGGTCACTGTCACGCCACCTCGATCCAGTTGTCGCCGTCCGCCATGAGGCCGAGGGTCTCGGGGTTCGCCGGCCCGATGAACTCGTACCGTGCGCCCGACGGGCCGGTCTTGGACGGGTAGGTGCCGCCGGAGTACACCAGCCGGATCACGACTCCGGTCAGGTCGGGGGCGACCACGTCCTCGACGATGGACTCGACCTGCTCCTGGGCGAGCTGCGCAGCGTCGGCGGCGCGCTGAGCGGAGTCCTTCGCAGCGGCGAGCTCGGCCATGACCCCGTCGTTGGACAGGATGTCCTGGGTGTAGGGCCCGGACCTCCACACCACGCGCGGCTGGGACGCGACGGCGCGGAACGCCGGGACGATGCCCATGGACGACGACGTCAGGGCGGACAGCGGCGATCCGCTCGGGTCCGTGATGGGCAGGGGCGTGGTGAAGGTCGTATCGGCGACCTCGTAGACCTGGCCCTCCGCCTGGCGGGCCGGGCCCTCGCCCGTCTCGTCCAGCGCGGTCATGTGGGTGAAGAGGTACTCAGGCATGACGGGCGCTCCTCGGCGTGCTCAGGGGGTGGGCAGGTCGGGTCACGCCGCGAGCGCGAGCTCGTCGGTGTTCGGCAGGACGTAGACGCCGACACCGCCGATGGCGGCCAGGAAGACGGTGATCCAGGCGGAGGGGTGGACGTCGGCGAACCCGCCGGAGCCCAGGACGGTGACGAGGGCTGCGCCTGCGGCGCCGAGGAACGCGACGGCGGCCTTGAGGTACGCGCCAGGACCGGCGGGCAGGTTCGGCACGAGGTACACGCCGACGGCGGTGACGAGGGCGATCGCGACGTTGACGACCTCCAGGGTGGTGACGACGTCGTCGGTGATCGCGGCACCGAACACGACCAGGACCGCGGCGATGATGGCGACGACGGCCTTGGTGTAGCGGGACGCGAGGGGGCTGTCGGGCAGCTCGACCGGCTCGACGGTGGCCCAGCGGAGGTCGGCGGGGTTGGTGCTCATGGGAGTGCTCCGATCGTGGGGAGGGTGAAGCCGAGGAGGCCGCCGGCCACGGCGAGGAGTGTGGCGGCGAGCCCGGGCCGGACGACCCAGTGCTTGAGGTCGTCCGGCTCGAGGCGCATGAGTCAGACGGAGCGGAGGACGTTGCGGACGGCGATCTCAGCGGCGGCCGTGACCTGCTCGACTGTCAGCCCGGCGGACTCCGGGAGGGCGTCGAGGACGGCGGGGACGAGGGTCGCGGCTACGGCGGCGGCGACCTTCCCGGGGTCTTGCTCGCCCTGGATGGACTTGCGGAACCCGACGGCGGCCCGCAGGTTCCAGATCAGGCCGTCGGGCAGGGCGAGCGTCCCGGCGGGGCCGTCGTGGAGACGGACGGCGCCGGTGGCCTTGAGTGCCTCCAGCTCGTCGACGGAGGTGAGGGGCACGAAGGTGCCGTCGTCCCCGGCGAGGGCGATGGACCCGTTGGGGTGGCGCACGGCGACGGATGCGGGCATGTCGTCCTCCTGGGGGACCGGGGCGATGGGGTCGGGGGTGTCGAGGTCGCCGGGGACGGGGATGCCCTCGCCGGCGAGGAAGGTGCGGTAGTTGGACACGGGCACGGCGACGGCCTCGAAGTGCCACGGCTCGCGCATGTGCGGCCGGGCCGGGTCGTGCGCCCATGCCGGGTGGTGCCAGCCGAACCTGGGACCGTGCTCGCGCATCCACAGGTGCTCCGGACTGGTCAGGGAGAAGTTGACGCCGGAACCCAGGTCCAGGGCCGCGCCCTTCCCGTGCACCGACGTGCCGGGGATCGCCGCGGACGGGTAGCCGCGGCGGCGCCACCAGACCTGCCCGTTCCAGACGAGCCGGCCGATGCGCGCGGACGATGCGTAGTCGGTCGTGTTGTACCGCTTGAAGACGGCGACCTGCTCGGCGTAGGGCCGGTAGGAGTCGGTGATGAGCAGCGCCCGGCGGAACCGCGCCTCGAACGCGGCCAGCATCCCGGCCGTCTGCGCCACGAGCTCGACACGGACCTGCTGCCCGGTGCCGGGGATCGTGCCGAGTTCGTCGCGCTCGAGCATCCCGGTGAGTGCCATCGCGCCCCTCCTCAGTGGTCGGTCTGCTCGTGCCGTGCGGCGTGGTCGATCGCGAACCGTGCCGCTTCCTGTGCGACCTCGTCGCGGACCATCCCCGCGAGCTGGGTGATGGTGCCGACGAGCTCCTCGCGGGCCCGGTCGCACGCCGCACGGTCGGCGTCGCGCGCCCCTCGCTGCCGGGTGTTCACGTCCTCGAGCCGGTCGATCTCGGCGTAGAGGCGGGTGATGAGGCGGTCCTGCGAGGCGCGTTCGGCCTCGCTCTCCTCGAACTGTTGCTTGCGCTCGGCGAGCTTGAGCTCGGCGCGCTGCTTCGCCTCGGCGATGCGGTTCGCAGCGTCCTGCACCGACTCCTGCCGGCGGCGTCCTCTGCGGTCGGCCCAGACGGCTAGGGCCGCGCCGGTGAGCCCGATCAGGGCGACGACCACCTGTGTCGCGTCGATCTCCACCGCGTTACCCCCCGTCGCGGCCTTGCAGCTCCTCACGGATGAGCGCCTCGAAGGGATTCCTCAACGGGTCGGCGACCATCGTCAGGTCCTTCGCGACGAAGGTGCCGAGCGCGATCGCAGCGAGGGCGGACCAGTAGCCGTCCGTCGTGGCAGCGGCGACGAGGAAGGATCCGAACCAGACCGACGTCGCCGCGATGGACAGGAGTAGCCCTAGGCGAGCCTGACCGTCGCGCCCCGTCCTGAACGGCAGGGCCGCGATGAGGCCGACGACGAGGAACATCGCCCCCCAGATGGTGTGCACCGCGTCGTCGGTCGCGCCCCAGACCCACAGGTAGAAGATCCCCGTGAGCAGATGCCGGGCCGCGACGATCGCCATGTAGGCGCGGGCCCGGTGCGACATCCGCTCGGGCGGGGCGGCGCGGGCCGGCAGCACGGTCACTACGTCACCACCCGATGGCGGTGTAGACGATGCGGAACGGCTGGCCCGTGAACGGGGTGCCGTCCGGGCGGAGGACGCGACCGGAGAACCGTCCGCGCTGCGGGCGGTAGAACGTGTTCGCGGCCGCGGCGCTGTACATGACGAATGCCGCTGCCTGCGCGCTGCCATTCGCCAGGGTCACGTCCACGGAGAACAGCCCGGAGGGGAACGGCGTGGGCAACGCGACAGAGACGATCCCGTCCGCACCAGGCGTCAGCGACGGCGCGTCGGACTGGATCAGGAAGTCCTTGACGGACGAGTCAACCGTCCCACCCTGCAGCGGCTCGCCGCGACCGAACAGCCGCACCGCCTGGGTGTTATCCCGCAGCCACTCCGCGACGCCGGAGGCGTTCACGCGCCGCACCCACAGGGTGTCCCCTACCCACACCTCCGTGCCGGGTGCGGTCAAGTACTGCAGCGCCTGCTCGCGCGCCGCCGTGGCTCCCCCGTTCGCCTGCCACACCCGCAGGTCGACAACCTGCGTGGGCGCCGTCTGCCCGAACGTCAGCTGCACCAGAGCGAGCGGCTGGTCGTCCAGCACACCCGGGTTGTGCACGCGCGTCCCGGGCAGGTTGCCTGCTGCCGTCGCCGGCGCACTGTAGAGCGTCGTTGCGCCACCACCGCCGGACCACGAGCGCCGCGCGTACAGCACGTCCCACCGGATGCCCGAGCTGATCGGGTCGAAGGTGTGGGTGACCTCCTGGTCCAGGGTGTCGAACACACCGACGCCGAACGCTGTGCCCGGGGCGATCCTCACCCGCTTGTCGCCGGTGGTGTCGGCGGTCACCCGCCAGTCGCCCTCCCCGACGACCCCGTACTCGGCGCCCAGGTGCGGGGCGATCGCCGCCCACACAACCTCGTCGATATCGCCGCCGTATCCGGCACTCACCAGCGTGGGGAGGCTCGTCTCGGCCATGTCAGTCTCCTGCCAGGTCTCGGTACCGCCTGGCGAGGACCGCCAGAGCGCGGGTGAAGATCCGTTCGGTGTCGCCGTCGCGGTCCCCGACCGTCGGGGTCACGACCGCGCCGTCGCGACCCCATGTGAGGGTCGCCTCACGCAGCACGTCCGTGTGAAGCAGCGCGGCCGCGTCGTCCGTAGCGGGAGCGAGCTCGACGGTCACCCGGTCACCGACGTGCACCCCGTCGCCGCCGTACCGGAACGTGTCCGTCTCCGCCAGTCGCACCGCCAGGCCCGCCTTCGCCGCCCCCGCGGCGAGCGCCTCGGCCGCGCGGGCGGCGACGCGGGTCTCGAAGTCGAGCTCGGTTGACTTCAGGTCGCGGGCGTCGATCGCCCGCTCGATGACGTCGCGGTACGCGGTCTCGGCGTCGGTGTTGACGAACGGACCGCGCATGACCCGGGCCTCGCCCTCGCCGTCGGCCATCACGATGACGCGGGTGACCTCGGGGGCGGCGAGGGACCAGTCGCTGGCGATGAGGGAGCCGCCGTCCTCGGACAGGTTCAGCGGCCACTGGGTGGGTTCGTAGCAGTCGACGACCAGGCCGGTGGGGCCCTGGCGGACGGTCACGCCGATGCCGGCCTGGTCGATGGCCGGCAGGACGCGGTCGGCGAGGGGGTGCATGCGCATCTGTACGTCGATGCTGGCGCCGCGACCCTGGTCTGGTGCGATCGTGACGGGCAGGTGGTGCGTGCCGGCCCCGAGACGGGCGAGGTTCGCGGTGAGGAAGGCCTTCAGGACGGTCTCCGCGGCCCCGGAGCGGACATCGTAGGCGCCGTCGTCGCCCTGTTGGGTGATCGACCCGGTGGGGTTGGGCCAGCCGAGGAGACGGGTAAGAAGCCGCCAGTCGTCGGTGATCTCGAACGTCATCATCCGCGTGTCGCCGGCGCCCGTGGAGCGGACCAGGCGCACGGGACCTGACGTCGCGTGCTCGTCCTGGTGTCGGACCACCGCGCGGGTTCCCGGGGCCGCGAGCGCGCGGGCGTACCGATGGTCGGCGGGAACGGTGAGCCGGGCGGACGGCTGCTGGTTGTGGCGAGGGGTGACGTTCAGCAGCTCAGGGTCGCCGACCCACCCGATCGGGCTCAGGTCCTTGTCGAAGAGCTGGACGTCGAACGGCTCCACGTTGTCCACGGCGGTCACCACGCCCGGTAATGCTGGGGCAGGAGGGAAGCGCGCAGCGCGCCAGTGCCGACGGCGGCGACGGACAGGGGGACGGCGGTGCCCGCGGGGACCGCTCCCCACTTCGACGTGGCGCCGAGGTCCTTGGTCCTGTCGACTGCGGCGGTGCGGAGCCGCTCGGAGACCCAGGTGGTCTCCTGCTGCGGGGACAGGCCTGCCGGCGGGGTGTCGATCTCGCGGGCGCCGCGGACCGTCGGGGCGCTGTCCAGGACGAGCGTGCGACCCGGCGCCACCTCGAAGGGCACGTCGATGACTCGCCCGCCGACGCCGAACGTCCCGGTCGTGGGCCCGTGAAGCCACCAGCTGAGGTACGCCGGCTCGTCGCCGGGGTTGTCGATCGCGGCGGAGGTGCTGAGCGAGCCCTCAGAGATCCCGAACGGGGGGCCCGGGAAGAACGGAACAGTGGTCGATGGGACGAACTGTCGGGTGACCGGCTCGCCCGTCCAGAACGGCTCCTCTGCGACCAGCGTGATGCCGTAGACGACCCACCCCATGAGGGACGGGTCGATGTCCAGACCGTCCTGGAGCTCCTCGAACCGACAGCGCAGTGAACGCGACCGGCCGGACGGCTGGGTGACGGTCCACACCCCGGTGCGCCCGGGAGCGAGAGTGCGCCAGAACGCCGCGTCATGGTCGATCCAGTCCTGGGAGCTGGTGTCCTGGAACACCTTCACCGGCCAGAACACCGGCCGCTCGTCGGTGCTGTATCCGCGCGGCCGCGAGCCGGCGACCGCCGGGGACGACGTCGTGTGGCGGCGGAACGGGGGCATGAGCAGACCCCTCACACCGGCCTGCAAGGACACCCCGGACGCCTCCGGGTCGGTCAGGTCCCACTCCGACCCGTCCCACCCGGTCCAGGTCATCCGCATCCCCGGCCACGGGTTCGCCGGCGGGGCCGGCGGGCGGCCCGGGACGGCGTAGACGATGGCGCTCATCACACCTCCACCGCGATCGACGAGATGTTGTGGAGGGCTGCCGCGTCGCGCTGCCGCTCGGTGATGACCCGGGCCATCTCGCCGACGTCGGTGACGGTGACGTGCCCGATCGTCACGCCCGGCAGCTGCACCGTCCCGGTGCGAGCACCGGTCGCGGCACCCGGGACGACCGCGCCGTCGGCGTACCGGCCGACGTACATGCCGAACCTCGCCGCGACGTCCTCGAGGATCGCCTCGGACCGGCCCCGCTTGGACGGCGAGAGCGGGATGTAGGCCTCGCCGCCGGTCTCGGGCTCGGCCCACACCCGCCAGGCTCCGGCCGGGGCGATCTGCGCGACGTGATGCTCCGAGCCGTTCGCGAAGAACTGCAGCACCCCGCCGTCGGCCTCCATGACCGGAGCGCCTGCGGCTCGCTGCACCCGCTGGATCGCCGCGAGCGCGGCGGACGCGTTGAGGTTGGCCGTGATCGGGATGTTGTACCCGGACCACTTGTTGACGAACGCCTGCATGCGGGCCTCGGCCTCGACGGCCTCGAAGTGCGCCGTGGTCGTGGCCTCGTCCGGGACGGCCAAGACCGAGTCGACGTACTGCCATGCCGCTTCCTCAGTCATGCCCATCTGGATCGCGGCGTTGTACAAGGCCGTGCGGGACTGGTCCAGGGCGGCGCGGAACTGCTCCTCCGAGCCCGTCTGCTCGAGCACGGCCTGGGAGTGCCGGATCCCGTCGCGGGCGAGGCCGTCCAGGATCGCCTGGTTCTTGCGACCGGCCTCGGTGTTGATGTCGAGCATCTCCGCGTTGGAGAGGCCCTCCTCGGTGGCGGCAGCGGCGGCCGCGGCGACCTCGTCGATGGCCTCGCGGAACTGCCGCTCGGCATCCCGGGCGTCCAGCGACGCGCTGTTGAGGTCGTCCAGGGTCTGCGACAGCAGGCTGAGCGCCTCCTCTGCGATGGCCGCCTCGTCGCCGGTGCCGCGCAGCGCCTCCATCTGCTCGTCCAGGCCGGCCGTCGTCGTCGTGGTCTGGCCGGCCAGCCCGCCCTGGGACTCGGCGAGCTCGTCGTTGACCTCGGCGCTGGCGCGGGCCATCTCGGCGGCTTCCTCGAGCCGCTGCGCCTGGTCCTGGACGGCCTTGGAGACCTGGTACGCCTGGTTCTGGGCGTTGATCGACCAGGTGTTCTCGTCGCCGTACCGCTCGGCTGCGGCGACGACCTCGTCCACGGCGTCCTTGTTGCCTCGCCATGCGGCGGTGATCGTCTCGACGGACAGGCCCATCTCGCGCATCGCCTCGAGCCGGGTCTTCATGTTGCCGATCCCGGCCGGGCCGAACGACTGCTGCCGAGCCAGGTCCTCGGCGATCCACGCGTCGGTGTTGTTGGTCAGGGCACCGGTCTGCTGATCCAGCGTCGAGGAGAGCGCCTGGGTCACCTGCGCAGCCTCGCCCTGCGCCTTCATCCAGGCGCCGACCGCGATGGTGGCGCCCGCGAGCGCGAGCCCCCAGGGGCCGGTGAGGAAGGACGCGACGCCGCCGATGGCGCGGCCGGCACGGGAGGAGCCGCCGCTCATGGTGTCCAGCGTGGTGCGCAGCTCGTGGAGCTTGGGGATCGCGACGGCGGCGCCGCCGACGATGCCGGTCAGTCCCAGGGCCGCGCCGCCCAGGTTCGCGACCCACGTCTGGACGGGAGCGGGGAGCTGCCCGAACCCGACCGCGAGGGACCCTGTGGCCTCGGCGGCGGACGCGACGGCGGGCAGGAAGTTCCCGCCGATGTCGATCGCGGCGTCGTTGATCTGGTTGCGGGCGATCTGCAGGCGAGACTCGGCCGTCTCGTACCGCTTCGCGGCCTCCTCGGTGAGCGCGAGGTTCTCCTCCCACGCCTTGTTGCCGGTCGCGAGGGAGTCGGTGACGAGGTCGGAGGAGAGGGACGCGCGTCGCAGGGCGTCGGAGACGCGGACCTCGGCGAAGCCCATCTCGTCCAGCACGGCCGTGGTGTTCTCGCCGTCGGCGCGCATCTGCCCCAGGCCGCCGAGGAAGATCTGCAGGGCGCCGGCCGCGTCGTCGCGCCACTTCGTCGCGAACTCGTCGGCGGAGACCCCGGCGACGGCGGCGTACTGCTCGAGGCGGTCCGATCCGGTGGCGACGTCGTTGTCGATCTGGAGCATGACGCGGGAGATCGCCGTACCGCCGGCCTCCGCCTCGATGCCGACCGACGACAGCGCGGACGAGAACGCGAGGACCTGGTCGGCGGTCATGCCGACCGTGCGCCCGGCACCGGCGATCCGCAGGCCCATGGCGAGGATGTCCCGCTCGGTGGAGGCGCCGTTGTTGCCCAGGGCGACGATAGTCGAGCCGAGCTTCGACGCCTCGCCGGCGCTGATCCCCATGATGTTCGACAGCTGCGCCATGGAGGTGGCGGCCTCGTCGGCGGTGAGGTTCGTCGTCTCACCCATGTCGATCATCGTTCGGGTGAACGCGGCGACGTCCTGCCGCTTCACGCCGAGCTGCCCGGCGGCCTCGGCGACGCCGGCGATCTCCTCATGGGTCGCCGGCAGGGTCTTGGCCAGGCCGCGGAGCTCGGCCTCGAGCGCGGCCATCTGCTCCGGGGAGCCGTCGACGGTCTTGGTCACCCCAGCCCAGGCGGACTCCCAGTCCATCGCGGCCTTCGCCGACAGGCCCAGGCCGACCGCCACCGCGGCGGTGACCGCGAGCGTCCCGCGACCGAACGTCTCCATCGCGGCCAGCTGCCGGCTGTTCGCGGCGGCGACCTCGGAGGCGCGCTGCGCCTCGGAGGCGGCCATCTCCCGGTTGGCCGCCATCTGCATGGCCGCCAGGCGTCGGGTCGCGCGCTCGGCGGCCTTGGAGCCCTCCTCGTAGTACTCCGAGAGGATCCGGATCTTGACGTCGTTGTTGCGGCTCACCGGTCACCCCCTCGGTGTCGTGGTGGCCTGGTTCGCCTGCTGCTCTCGGGTGCACCGCTCGCACGCGTCGGCGGTGCCGGCCGCGAGGTGCGCGCGGCCGTGGGGCTCGTCCTGGTTGGCTTTCTCCGCGGCCGCGAGGCGAGCGCAGCCGGGGCACACGTCGATGTGCACGTGCTCGCGCCGCTCGTCCGGGTGCCACCCGCACCGCTGGCAGCGGCGCGCTTCGTACCCGGACCAGCCCAGGGCGGCGTCCTGATCGGCCCGGTCCCAGGACAGGAACTGCGACAGGGGGATGCCGCGGGGCCCGCAGTACGCCATCCGTGCGGCGAACAGGCGGTCGCGGCTCAGCCTTTTCCCACGGCCTCCGCGGGCACGAGGTAGTGCAGCTCGGTGTAGAGCCGGTAGTAGAGCTGGTCCCGCTCACCGGGGCCCCAGACGGGGCTGCGGGGGTCCAGCTGCTCGGCCCACCACTCCTCGTCGCGCAGGTCCTCGTCGACCGCGCACGCGGCCGCGAGCGCCGGCAGGAGGGTGGTCTGGTCGATGCCGTCGTTGCCGGTGTGCGCGGCGACGAGCGCCTCGAAGTCCTCGTCGGCGAGCTGGGCGAACTGCACCGGCACGAAGTGGGCCGCGAGCGCGGCCGCGGCGTCGGCCTCGGCGCGCTCGAGGTCGGGCAGCTCGCCAATGCGGGCCGGGTCGGCCTGCGCGGCGAGGAGCAGCACGCGGGCGGCAGCGGCACGCTGAGCGTCGTCGGTGTGGTCGGAGACCTGGACCGTGACGGTGACGTGCCGCCGCCGCTTCGCGGCGAGCTGGTCGCGGAGGGTCACGCCGCAGCCGGCAGCGGGACGTCCTCGGCCGGGACGCTCTTGATCGCGAAGTTGACCGTGATCGTGAGCGCGCCGTCCGCGTTCGTCCGGACCTTGCCGAGGGACGTGACCTCGGTGTCGAAGATGTCCGCCGGCAGACCGGCGACGTCGCCCTGGTCGGCGAACACGACCTTCACCTTGTCTCCGCGGGCGAGGATCGTGCGGATGTCCTGGCCCTCGAGGTCGGCGTAGAACGTGATCGACGACGCCTCGGCCGAGGTGCGGCCGCCGATCTGCCGGGTGAACCGCGACCCCCAGTCCGGGGTGACGATCATCGCCGAGGTGACGCTCCACCCGGTGACGCCCGCGATCTCCGCGGTGACGTCGGTCGACGCGTTGAGCTCGACGCGGGTCGGCTGCGTGTAGTCCGCCATGGTGGTGGCGATGTAGACCTTGCTGATCTCCGGGGCGAAGAACCGCTCGGTCGTGGGCATGGGCGTGGCGACCATGACTGCTCCTGTCGTCAGGACCGCGACCGGCGCGGCGCCGGGGACGGGTCGGTGTTGGGCTCGGCCGGCGACTCGGCGCCGGACTCCTTGTCCGCCGGCTCCCAGCCGGCGCGGGACCAGCCCGCGACGGCGTCGGGTCGCACGCGCGACGTCAGCTTGCTCTTGGGGTGGACGATCTCCACGAGACCGTCGTCGCGCCGGGGTCGGGTGGCCATGGGTTCCTCCAGGGGTCAGTGGTTCAGGCCGGATGCGGTGAGCGCGTCGTCGATCGCGCGGGAGACCTCGTCGACGACCTGCGCACCGGTGGAGCGCGCAGCGGGGCGCAGGAAGGGACGGGTCGCCTGGGTGACCCACGGGACGTCGTCCCGCCCGAACACGGGGTGCCGGAACGGGTCGCGGAGGATGCCCTCCAGCGGCCGTGCGTGCGGCGCCGAGGAGGCGTCAGCGACGATCGCGACGCCGGGGTTGCGGGCCGCGAAGGACACCTGCAGGGACAGGGCGCGGGGGATCCGCCGGGACCAGGACGCGTTGGCCTGGGCCTGGGCCAGGGTGATCTGACCGGCGGCTCGCAGCCGCGGCCGCAGTGCGCGGCGCAGCTCGGGGGAGATCCTGCGCAGCTTGTCGGTCGTGACGTTCAGGGACGCCGCGCCCTCGCCGTCGCGCAGGACGGTCCGGACGGTGCCGGTCACAGCAGGGCCGTCCCGACGACGTCGAACCGGACGTTGCAGATCGAGCCCTCGGGCAGGATCGCCGCGACCCACTCAGCCGCCCCGGACAGGCCCGCCCGCTCCCACACAGCCGCCCGGCCGCGCGCGGCCCGCAGGGCACCGTCTAGAGCCCCGAGGAGGGCCGTGGCGTCGTCGCGGAGGCGCTTCGTCGCGCCGTCGTCGTGGTCGCCGGTGGTCAGGGTCAGGAAGCACTGGATCGTGAAGTCCTCCTGCAGGCGGGCGCCGTAGCCCTCCTGCCGCTCCCACGACGTCGTGTACCCGGGGCGGTCGGGGGAGTCGGTGAACCCGATGCACAGCGCGCGGGACTGTGGCACCCCGACGGTGATGCCGTCGGCGACCTGCAGGTCCTCGTCGATCGTCCGGGCGAGCGCGACGACGGCGTCGACGACGGCGCCGATGCGGGACACGACGGGGGCGGTCACTGGAACTCCTCGAGGAGCTCCTCCGCGGCGCGGGGGATCGCGAACCCGCGCGGCGCCGGGGTGTCGGTCGGGGACTGCATGAACTGGGACGCGCCGCGGCCGCCGTCGGTGGAGCGCATGCCCCGCAGGTGCGCGGCGATGAGCTTGACGGCCTTCGCGACGGCCTTGCCGTGGTCGCGGGTCGTGACCGACACCAGGTACGGCCGGTCGCGGCGAGCCGGGCGGTGGGGGAGCGTGACGATCCCGGAGGTCGCGTTCACCTCGAGCGTGGCGACGTCGACCTCGGCGCCGTCGGGGTCCTGCACCGCGGTGATCGCCGTCAGGTGGGTGGCCGGCAGGACCAGGTGCGCGCCGGACGGGAAGACCCGGTAGGTGCGGCCGGCGGAGGCGAGGGGCCCGACGCGGTTCTCGGCGATCTCCAGGGCGGCGTCGAGGTCGTCCGACAGCTCCTGGCTCGTCGCGTCGGCGCCCGCCGTGAGGCGCAGGTAGGACGCCAGCTCCTGCAGGGTGACGAACCGCTCGTCAGCCGGGGTGGGCTCGCTCACCGTCGCTCACCACCGTTCGGCTCGTCCGGGCGGGTGATGGTCGCGGCGACCTCCCGGCCGTCCCGCTCCGGGCGCTGCGGACCCGTGGCCCGCGAGCGCGGGGGACGGTCGCCGCTGGGGCGCTCGGGCGGCGGGGCGGCCGGGTGGTCGCTCACGAGGTCAGGAGTCCTTGGCCTCGGCCTCGACGTCGGCGACGGACCGCTGCTCGCCGTCCTCGCCGACGACCAGGAACCCCTTGGTCTGGTCCGGGGTGCCGTCGGCGCGGCGCGAGGGCATCGCGACGACGTCGATCGTGGGCTCGGTCCGCAGGTCCTCGCGCTGCTCGGTCTGCGGCTGCGGGTCGCCCTTGCTGGTGGTGTTGCGTGCGGCCATGACCGCCTCCTTCGTGTGCTGGTGCGGACGTGCGGGGTGGGTGGTGGCGGGCCGGCTGGGCCCGCCACCACCGGTGTGTCAGGGCTCAGGCGGCCCGGACGGTGAGGACCGCGGCGGCGGAGGTGTCCTGGACCTTGCCGTCCAGGCGCTGGAAGCCGAGGAACCCGACCTGCAGGTAGTCGGCGTACCGCTCGTTGAGGCGCAGGGTCTGCGCGCCGGCCACGACGCGGACGACGTAGGCCGCCTCGATGTCGCCGTACACGATCGACTTGGACCCGTTGGCCTGGACCGGCAGGTCGTTGTCGATGATGTAGGGCCGGCCGTTGATGGTCGACGGCACGCCGCCGGCCATCCCCGCCACCCACAGCGGGCGGCCCTGGCTGTCCTTGAGCTTGCGCAGCTCGCGCAGCGCCGAGTCGGCCAGCACGTAGCTGGCGCGCGTCCGGTACGCGGCGTCGATGGAGTGCTCGAGCTCGACGAGGTCGTCGTAGCCGACCTTGCCGATCGTGCCGCTGGTGACGCCCTTGGTCAGGCCCGTGATCAGGCCCTGCGGCTGGCCGGTGCCGGTGCCGACGGCGAAGTGCTCGCCGGCGGCGCGGCCGATCCGCTCGCCGAGCTTGCGCGGCAGCCACACCGCGAGGTTGAAGGCGCTGTCCTGGAGCAGCTGCCGGGCGACCCGGACCATCTTCGAGGTGTACATGTGGGCGCCGAGGTTGGCCGAGCCGAACACGAAGTCCTGCTCGGTGACCTGGGTGTTCTCCGCGAGGATCGCGCCCTTGTTCGCCGTGTCGTCGTTGGTCGGCCACGACAGCGGCGCGCCGGTCGTGGTGTTGATGACGCTGGCGACGGACAGGATCCCGCCGAACGACTTGAGCGCCTCGATCATCCTGTCGAGGAACTCCTTGGGGACGGTGTAGCCGCCGGCGGCGTCGACGGAGGCACCGAGGGCGCGGAACTCCTCGCCCTCGACGTAGCCGCGCTCGAGGAGCTGCTGCTCCGTGCCGGAGAGCTGGCCCATGCCGCGACGGAGGTAGCCGTCGAAGGCGGAGCGGTACTCCTCGGCGACGTCGCGGCCGCCGCCGTCGCCGTCCTCGCCCGGGCGGGGCGTGGTGCCGCGCACCGAGGCGGGGTCGATGCCGAGCCCGGCGCCGAGGCGCGCGGCGCGCTCCTCGGTCTCGATCTCGTCGGACAGGCGCTGGACCTCGTCCAGAGCGCGGGTGAAGGCCTCGCCGTCCTCCGCGGTCGGCTCGAAGCCGTCCGCGGCCCGGCGGGCCTGGATGTCCTGGACCTGGGACCAGGCGGTCGCGCGCTGCTCCAGCAGCTTGCGCAGGCGTGCGTTCACGATGAACTCCTCGTGTGGGGGTCCGCCGAGGCGGAGGGGTGGATGGGGGAGCCGCGCTCAGCGGAGGCTGTAGCGGGCCGCGAGCGCGCGGGCGCGCTCGTCCTGCCTCTCCAGGCCCCGGGTGGCCGCTGCCGGCGCGGGGTCGGTGGTGGTGTCCCGGGTGGCGTCGGCCGGCGCGGGACGGGTCCCCTCCGAGGCAGAGGGGGAGTCGGTGGGGAGGCCGCGGGCGGAGCGGACCTCGTCGGCCATCTTGCGCAGGCCGGCGTCGGTGTCCTCGTAGGCGGGGAAGGTCACGGCGGACACCTCCAGGAGGCGGAGCTCCACGAGGGTGCGCAGGAGCGCGGTGGCGGTGTCGGTCCGGCCGTCGGCGGTGACGGTCTCGACCTCGACCTCTTCCCAGCGGTCGCGGACGACGTAGAACCCGAAGCTCATGCCGGTGATGCGGCGCTTCTCGAGGTTGCGGGTGAGGTCTCTGACGTAGGAGAGCTCCTGGTCCAGGTCGGAGTCGACGGCCAGGCCGATGTCGTCGGTGGACAGGCGCAGGTCGCCGGCGCTGACCCGGGCGCACAGCAGGCTGGTGTCGTGGTCGACGAGGAACCGGGCGTCGCCCTCGGTGAGGGTCTTGTCGAACGCGCCGGACTCGATCTCCTCGTACCAGCCCCACTTGAGCGGGTTGCCGATGGAGGTGCGGGAGTTGAAGACCGCGGCGTGCCCGACGAACCGCGGGTCGGGGTCGCCCTCGGCGCGGATCACCCGGGCGTCGGTGTCGGCGAGCGCGCGGGTGCGTCGCTCGAGGACCTCGCAGGTGCCGGCGGCCGCGCGGACGGGCCTACGCGTCAGCGTCGTCGTCATCGTCGTCTCCTGACGTGGTGTCGTCCGTGGCGGTGGCCGACTGCGTGTGGGGGCGGTAGGGCTCGTCGCCCCACGGGACGGGCTTCATGTCCTCGAGCGGGCGCACGTCGTTGGGGACCATCCACCCGTGGGTGATGCCGGAGGCGTAGAACGCCGCGCGGGCCTTGGAGTCCCCGCGCAGGAGCCCCTCGACCTTGAACTCGGCCTTCTCGGCGCGGGGGTCGGCGATCTCCCGGGTGACGCGCTGCTCGATGCGCTGGAAGTACGGCTTGAGGGTGATGACGACGAGCGCGACGAACTGCTGCTCCATGCCGGTGCCCCAGGAGGTGGACTTCTCCTGGTCGTTGATGATCCAGCCGGGCAGCCCGAACAGGCGGGCGATCTCGGTCGTCTGGAACTTGCGGGTCTCCAGGAACTGGGCGTCGGCGGGGCTCATCGACAGCTGGTGGAACTTCGTGCCGTTGTCCAGCACCGCGATCTCGTAGGCGTTGTCCAGGCCGGCGAGCTTCGCGCGCCACCGGTCCTTGAGGATGGCCGACCGCTCCTCGTTGAGCTCCTTGTCGGTGGACAGGAACCCCGACTGCAGCATGCCCCGCTCGTACATCCGCTCGGCGAGCTGCTCGGCGTTGGTCGCCAGGCCGAACATGCGACGCATCCGCCCGATGACGGAGACGCCCATGATCCCGTCGGTGCTGAAGTTCGGGATGTGCAGGATGTCGCGCTCGGTCAGCGGCACCTTGCCGTCGACGGTGAACTTCTTCGCGTAGGGCATCCCGATGGCCAGGCCGGCGTCGACGTCGACCTCGACGAGGACCCGGGACGGGTGGATCGGGACGAGCTCGACGATCCGGCCGTCGCGGGCGCGGACCTTGCGCAGGTACGCGTTGCCCCACAGGGCCAGGTGGGCGACGGTCGTCTCCCACAGCTCGAAGGGCGTCTGCCCGGCGCGCTCGGCCACCAGCACGGGGATCGTGACCGGGTCCATCGTCGCCCGGTCGTGCACCCGCAGCGGGCAGCCGGCGACGCCGGAGGCGAGCACCTGGACGCACCGCAGCACCGCGCCGATCTGGAGCGGGTCCCCGACCTTCCCGTTCGACCACAGCTCGTCCGGGGAGTCCAGCTGCGACAGCAGCCGGCCCGACGTCAGCGCCGTCGAAGGGTTCTCCAGGTTCCGAGAGACGAGCCCGGACAGGGCCGACAGGGCCCTCACGAGCGCCGCTCCCGAGCCAGCCGGGCCGTCGCCTCACGGCGGGCCCCGACGTCCGTCAGGACGCCCAGGGCGGCCAGCAGGAGCCCCGCGAGCAGCAGGCCCCACCAGGGGCCCGCGAGCGCCGCGACGGCGACGACGATGGCCACCAGGCCGGTGACGAAGAGGACGACTGCGAGCACCGCGTGCCTCCTCACCAGATGTTCGGTCCGCTGTTGCCGTTGGAGTGCCACCACTCCGCCCGGGCGACGCCCATGACCGCGCACACGGCGAGGTCGATCTTGCGGGGGGAGTCCGGCTTGTCCTTCGCGATCTGCGAGCCGCGGTAGGTGGTCTTCAGGACGGTGTTGCCGACGTGCCGGGTCAGGCGCGCGTCGCCGGGGTGGGTGAGCTCGCCGTCGATGACCCGCTCGTAGAACCGCTGGGTCGCCGGGCGCATGCGCTCGGGGGTCTGCGGGAAGTACTCGACGGGGATGTGCTCCTCGAGCAGCTCCTCGGCGGCGTCCTGCCACAGGAACTCGTCCCACGCGATCTCGGACACCTTGTACTTCCTGCAGGCGCGCCGCACGGCGTCCTTGACCTCCGCGCGCGGGACCCTCCACGTGGAGCCGTCGTCCGGCTTCTCCCACAGGCCCACGACGTGCAGCCGCGGCCGCGCCTCGATGCTGACCGCCAGGAGCGCGGTCGCGTCGTTCGAGCGGGACCCGTCGAAGGCGAGCACCACCGGGGTGCCGTCCTCGAGCACGCGCTGCTCGTCCTTGCAGGCCTCCCAGGCGCCGTCCGGCAGCCACGGGTTGGAGGAGGTGACCCAGATGTTCAGGCGCTTGGTCTTGAAGTCCGGCGCCTGCATCTTGCGGGAGACCGCGGCCATCTTCTCCAGGTGCAGGAAGTCACCCAGGGCCGGGTTCGGCCCGAACCACGCCTCCTCGGTGAGGTAGTCGTCGTGCTCGCCGAGCTGCGCGGCGTAGACGCGGCCGCCGAACCGCGGGTCGACGAGCTCGCCGGAACGGACCTTCTCGAAGTACTCGTGCTGGGCCTTGCACACCGACGTCTGGCCGGTGGAGTCCGTCATCACCCCGAACGTCGAGATCCCGACGACGAGCGGCTGCTCGCGGGTGTCCGAGCCCTGGTTCATGACGTTCCACAGCTCCCAGTTGGGCTGGGCGTGGAGCTCGTCGAACAGGACCCGGGAGGGGTTGAGGCCCTCCTTGGTGAACGCCTCCGCCGAGAGCGCCTTGTACACGGACCCCATCGCCGGGTACTCGATCGCGTCGCGGTAGACCTTGAAGATGCCGCCCTGGCTCGCGTCCAGGTCCGGGCTCATCTCGATCGAGGCCTTGACCTCCTTGAAGATGAGCTTCGCCTGGTCGCGGTCCGCGGCGCAGGAGTAGACCTCCGCGCCCGGCTCGTCGAGCAGGCCGTCCAGGGCCAGGCCGGCGCCCAGGAGGCTCTTGCTGTTCTTGCGCGGCAGGAGGACCAGGTAGGTCCAGTAGACGCGCATCCCGGTGCTGTCGGTGCGGAGGACGTCGCAGATCAGGTCGCCCTGCCACATCCGCAGCTGGACGACCTCCCCGCGTTGGGTGCCCTTCGTCAGCCGCAGGTAGGACTCGATCAGGTCGCACGCGAACAGTCCGTCGGTGTTCATCTCGGACCACCGGGTCCTGTCCGGGTCCCACAGCTCCGGGCCCCGCGGCAGGACGTCGGGGAAGCGAGGTGGGGACCAGCGCGGCAGCACGACGCCGCCGCCGATGTCAGTCGCCCGCGGCAGCCCGCTTCTTGGCGGCAGGACGCTGCGCCCGACGCGGGGCGCTACCCGACCCCGCCGCGCGCCGCCCGCTCGCGCGCCGCTCGAGGAGCTGCTCGAGCGTGGACTTCTCCCCGACCTTGCCGACCTTGACGCCGAGGCGACCGCCGTCGGAGGGGTTGAAGCCACAGAGTCCCTCCCACTTCGTGATCCGGTCCTGCAGGACCCGCAGCATCGTCACCGCGGGGTGTGCGACCAGACCGCCGCGCTGACCGGAGACCCAGGGGCCGTCCTCGTGGAGCGCGCGCTGCAGGTGTGCCTCCTCGTCATACGCCCGGCACAGCCGCTCGAGGATCCGCCCGTCACGCTGCAGCGACAGCCACGAGTGCCCGTTCGTCCACAGCGACCGCCAGGCCGCGAGCGCGAGCTCCTGCTCGCACAGGTCGCACCCGCCAACGTCGGCGTCGTCGTCCGCGGCCAGGAAGGGGCACTCGGCGGCGCGCTCGGCGGTGTGCAGGGTGCCCGGCGCGTCCGGCACGCCGGCGGCCTGGGGGAGCTCGACGACGACGTCGGGCAGCGGCCGGCCGCCGGAGTCCCGGCCCGGCGCGCGGCCGTTGCGCTCACGCTGCTCCAGCGGCTTCGGCGGTCGGCCCATGATCGGCGGCCCCTCCCGAAAAGCGCTGGTGACCTCGCAATGGTGATCTGATCGGAGTTCTGAGCGTGTGCGCAGACGCCTGGGCGCGGGTCATGGGGTGCCATTCCTTATGGACTTTCGACCCGCCCCCGGGGTGGTGTCACCGCAGGTCAGACGCCATGTGCCGCGCGCCCGCCTGCCGCGCGGTTGCATTCGCGAGAATGCTCTGGACCGTGATGGGAAAGGCGATCATCGGCATGGCCGAGGTCCCATTCATCACCGGGGCGAATGGGCTTTCCGCAGCGGGCACAGCGCACGTCCTCGCCACCGTCGATCCGCTCCTGCCACGCCGCGCGGGTGCGCTGGTGCTCGGCTCCGTAGCCGCGCTGTGCCGTGGTGCCTCGGGCCCGGTCCTGCGCCCGGGTGCAGCTGGTGCACCGACGGCGGGCGCCCGGTCGACCGCAAGAGATGCACGGCACGCTGGTCTCCCGTCGACGTCGGAGAGCGTCGCCCCGTCAGGCCGATCGAGTCGGCACGGTTGCGCGGGCGGTTCCAGGACGACGACGGGGACGATCGTTCGGGGGCCGGCGCCGCCGGGCCGCTCGGCGGTTCGACGCTCGAAGGACTGAGCCGCCGGACCCCAGCACCCGCGTCATCGCGGGACGGCCTGCAACCCCGGGCGGGCCTCTCCCAACCGACCCCGGGCAGCACAACGGCCAGCGAGGTGGATCTCTCTCACCTACTGCTGGCCGACTGTAGGGAAGATAGCATCCAGCACCCTGGGAGGGCTAGGGTCGCCGGTCCTTTGGAGCAGAGGTGCGCGTCCGAGAGCGGTGCTGGTGCGCCCGCCACAGGCTGGCGCGCTGCCACTCGAGGAAGGAGGGCGAGTAGCCCTCGCCGTACCGCCGCTGGCCTCGCCCCTCCACCAGCCGGCTGACCCAGACCCGGCCGCACTCCGGGCAGTCCCAGGTCGACCCAGCATCCGGCGGGGTCCGATTGCTCCACACGACTACTGCGTCGCCGTCGTCGTCTGCCGGGATCTTGTAGGTGCGCTGCACGAGCGGCAGGGGGCACTCGTGGCGATCGGGATCGGGGGGAGGCAGCAGCGGGCTCATGACGTCGTCCTCTCGGTGCGGTCCTCGCAGTCGGCGGCCAGGGACGGCACCGGGTGCGGGTGGTCCGGGTGGCAGCGGCAGTGCCACGGCGTGGGCCCGTGGCCGCGGCGCGGCTCAGGCGCCGGCACGGTGCTGGGTCCTGCTCTCGCGTCGGACGCGATCCGCGTTCACCTTGTCCAGCACGTCGCCGACCCGGTAGAGCGGGACCTCGCGGTGGCGGCCGTCCTGGATCCGGACGTGCCGCGAGCCGTGGGCGACCAGGAGCCCGCGGTCACGCCAGTTCCGGATCATCGACGGGGTGACGTAGACGCCCAGGCCGTCGATCGCCCGGGCCAGCTCCGTCGCCGGCAGGAGCATGTCCTCCACCTTCGACAGCAGCCACGACCGCCGCTCGGCCATCGGCCACCGTGCACCGCAGCCCCGGCACACACCGACCGGCTGGCCCGGCTGGGCGTACACGTCCTCACGGCACTCCGCCGCCAGGCCGTCGTCGTCGGTGACCGTCGTTCCGCAGGGGCCGGCGTACCGCAGGTCCGGCGGACGGTCGACGATCCTCTCGGCCGCGCCGATCGCCGCGGTCATCCGCTGCACCGCCTCGGGCCCCGCCGGCCACGACCGCATCCACGACACCTGCCGCGCGAGCCACGGGCCCAGCGCCGCCGCGGTGTTGAGGGGCCGGAACAGGGTGCGCTCCCCAGCGATGAGGTCGGCCCACTGCGTCAGCGCGGCGACGAGCTGCTCGAGCACCTCCGAGGCCCGGGGGTCGAACGGGACCGGCGACTCCTCCTCGAAGTCCTCACCGGGACGGCCGTGGAGCCGACCGGGCCGGCCGACGGAGAACCGGAGCGCCTTGCGGTGGGCCTCCTCCAGCGCGAGCACCAGGGTCGGCAGCATCAGGAGCCGCAGCGCGAGGGCGTCGGTGCAGTGACCGCAGACGAGCATCCCCGGGGGGACGGTCTCCCGGCACCAGGGCAGGTGGCAGGTCTGGCGGGCGAGGGGCGGGCTGGTCATGACTCTCCTTGGGAGCGGGGGGAGCGGCGGCCACGACGACGACGACGAGAACGGGACGGGGGAGGCGGGCCGGGCGGCGCGGCCGCCGTCCCTGCCCTACCCGTCCCTTCCAGACCAGGCCCGTCCCGACCCGTCCCGTCCCGTCCCGGTGTTTCTGTCCGCTGGATACCTCGGACCTGTCCGGACTTGACCGGATCTGCCGGAGCGCGCTCCCCACGGCGACGGGCCGACCGGGGTGGTCGGTCGCCGGGGTGGCGCTGCGGGGCGTCGGCGGGGGCGGGTCGCACGTCCTTGGCGGGTGCGGAGTCCGCGGGTCGCTGCGTCACGGGTCGCACGTCCTGGGCGGGTGCGGGGTCCGGGGCGGGTCGCACGTCCTTGGCGGGTGCGGGGTCCGTCACGGGTCGCACACCGCCGGCGGGTGCGGGGTCCGGCTGCTGCAGCTGGGTGCCGACGCGAAGGTCCTTGATCTCCTCAGTCTGGATGGGGGGCGGGGTGAGGCCGTGCTCGGCGAGCAGGGCGCCGTAGGCGTGGAGCCACTTGCGGGTGGTGCGGTGGTAGTACGGGTGCTCCGGGGCCGGCAGGAGCGGGAGGGTCGCGTCGGCGACCTCCAGGGGTGCGTTGCCGCGGCGGGCGTTGCACTCCGAGCACGCCACGACGGACCGCTCGGCGTCGGCCGGCTGCCCGGGCGGGCGGTGATCGTAGGTCCCGGCGAGCTTGCCCCGACGGGCCGTGAACCGGACGACCTTGCCGCAGTAGCGGCACGCGTCACCGTCGCGGTGCCGGACGAGCACCGTGATCGCGGGGTTGCCGTTGTCGGCCTTGCGCTGGTCCTCCCAGGCTTTCTCCTCGGCGGTCTTGAGGTGGACGAACTCGGGGTCGTCGAGCAGCTTCACCGCGCGCCGCCCCTCGAGGTCCACGGGCGACAGGAGCCCGGCGAACTGCGCCATGCCGATCAGCCGGTCCGCCCGGGCGCGGGTGCCGGAGACCTGGAGCACGACGGCGAACGTCACGACGTAGTCCGTCCAGTGCTGCGCGGACAGGATCGCCAGGCGGCACCACCAGCCGAACACCTCGTCGACGGACCGCTCGTCCGCGTCGTCGTGCTCGGCCACCGCCAGCAGCGCCGGGTACATCGCGGCGGTGTCGCTCACCTTGATCCAGGCCACGGGGTCTGGGTCCTCTCCTGTCGTGGGTTACCGCGAGCACCTGCACTCGCCGGTCTGCGGGTTGATCGGGCCACCGCAGGAGCCGCAACGCTCGGTCGTGGTCACGGGGGTCTCACCTCCTCTCGGGGGTCGCACTTGGGGTGGGTCGTGTAGGTCGGGTCGCGCTCGGCGAGGACCTGGTCCAGGGGCAGCCCGCACTCCCCGCACAGCGCCGCCCGCGAGCGCGAGCGGGGTCGGGGTGGGGCGGCGGGGCAGGAGGCGGTGTGCTGGCGGTACAGGGGCTGGTCGTCGGGGCGCTCGTCGTGGCCGGCGAGGACGCGGGCGCTCTTTCCGGAGCGCCTACCGGCGGGCGCGGCGACGGGCCAGACGGTCCCGGTCGCGTGGGGGTAGGGGTCGATCAGGAGGCGCTGGTCGTGCTCGGTGACGACCTGCAGGACGAACGCTCCGCAGGCGGTGCACTGGCGGGCGCCCGGCAGGCCGGCGGCGCGGGCCTCGAGGTAGCCGAGGGCGAGCATCCACGTCTCGACGGACGGGTCCCTGTCGAGACCGGCGGTGCGGCGGACGCGGCGGCGCTGCTCGGCCTCGACGGCGGTGGAGCCGATCACCTTGAGCTCGTAGGGCTGCAGGCCGAGGTTCGCCGCGGCGGCCGCGAGCGCGTTGGCCTTGCGCTGCCGGTTGGTCTCGGCGTGGCGGGTGTGCGCGAAGTCGGCGGTCGCGGTGCTCATGCCCGTCGCCCGTCGCGGGAGAGCATCCGGACGACGGCGTAGGTCACGGCGGCGTTGGCGAGGGTGGTGCGGCGGCCGCCGAGCATGAGGGCCGGCAGGACGACCGCGGGCGTGGCGAGCGCGGCGAGCCGGGCAGCGAGGCTCAGGGCACCGCGGACGGGGTGGTGGGCGGCGCTCATGGCTGCTCCTGGGTGGCGTAGCCGAGGTCGGTGAGCATCTGCCGCATGAGGTCGATCGAGACCATGACGACACCGCTGGTGGCCTCGACGACGACCGACCGGCCGTCGCGCTGCCACACCTCGGCCGTGTGCACGCCGCCGTCAGCCACGGTCCGCCTCCGCTACGAAGTCGACCAGGGCGGCGCGGAGCGCGTTCGCGGCCATGCCGGGTGCGATCTTCGTGCGGTCGCCACGCCGCGACCGGGCCTCCCACTCGTCGGCCTGGACCCGCACGGCCTCGACCACGGCTCGCAGCCACCGCACCTCCGCACGGTCGCCGTTGTGGTTCATGGCGAAGCATCGGTGCGCCGCCTCGGAAGCGGCGACGATCCCGTGGACCCACTGGGCCCGGGCGTCCTCGTCCTTGGCGTTCCACCGGGCCGCGAACTCCCCGGGTGTCGAGGGCCACGAGTTCTCCGGGCCGGGCACGGTCGCCCCGTCGAGCGTGCTGGGCGCCCGTGCGAGCAGGGCGAGGACGCCGTCGGCCAGGGGCCCATACAGGCGGTCCAGGATCAGCGGGAGGGAGCGCTGGTTCCCGTCTACAGCCGCGAGCGCCTGCACGAGCTCGCCCCGCGTGGGCAGGCTGCCCTCGCGCTGGCAGGTCACGCGCTCCCCGTCGACGCTGAGCCGGTCGGAGCGCGGCAACTCGAACGGCGGGCGGCCGCAGCACGACATGACGCCGGACCCGGGAGCCGGGCTCGCGTGCGTCACCTCCTGCCGCTGGGGGGAGTGCGCCTGGACCTGGCAGTCGGGGTCCGGGACGGAGACGGTCAGGCCGTCGAGGATGCACCGGCAGCGGGTTGCGGTCATCGTGCGGCCCTGCTTTCCCGCTCGGCGGTGAGGAGGTTGAGCAGGCTGCGGTTGGCGTACTGCTCGACGTCGGTGGGCTGGAGGCCGCGGGCGTGGGCGTACTGCCCGAACGCGAGCTGCAGCTCGAGGGTGGTGACAGGCACGGCGGAGTGCTGGAGGGCCGCGGCCCAGTCCTCGACGTGGCGGCGGGCCGCGAGCTCGAGCAGGACGTCGGCGTGGCACGGGCTGCCGGCGGTGCACCAGCAGGCGAGATCCTTGCCCGCGAGCGCGGGGAGCTTGTCGAGGGTCGCGCGGTGTCGCTGGTGGTCGAAGAGGACGGCGCGGGAGGGGAGGGTCAGCCACGTCCGGTAGAGCCAGACGGCGTGCTCGGCGTCGCGGACGGTGCCCCAGCCGAGGGGGTTGGGCTGGCCGGCGACGAACGGGTTCCCGAGGACGGTGGAGCGGTCGACCTTCACGGCGCCCGCGGGCAGGCGCCAGCCCTTCTTGCGGGACAGGCGGATCCGGTGCCCGGGCGCGGGTGGGGCGGCCGCGGGGGATGGGGTCTCACGCACGGCGTGCCTCCTCGTCGTGGAGGGGCGGGAGGAGGCAGTCGGCGATCGCCCGCTGTACGGCGGGAGCGGCGCCGAGGGGGATGACGTGCTCGGCGGCGTTCCGGTCGGCGAACCGGATCATGCGGTGGCCCGCGTGGCAGGTGCCGGCGCCGACCCACGTGGGCACGTGGCTGGTGGGGCCGGTCGGGATGATGCCGCCGGTGGCGCGCGGCGCCTGGGCGATGGCCGTCGCGGCGGTGAGGGTCGCGCGGATCGAGCCGGCGACGTCCTCGGTCACGCCGTTGCCGTGCTGGATGTGGACGCCGTCGAAGTGGTCGGCGAGGCTCAGCATCGCGGTCACCACGGGGTGGTCGCTGGGGGTGGGGTCAGCCACGGCGGGTCTCCTCTGCTGCTCGTGCTGCGCGGTACGTGGTCGGGGTGGAGCGGCGCTTGCCGGAGGCGATCGCCCGGTCGTCGAGGACCGTGGTCGCCGGCGGCCGGAACGCGTGACGGCGGCGGTCGGCGAGGGTGGTGCCTGCGGGCGGGTCCGGCTGGGGCGCCGGGGCGTGGTCGGGGCACAGGCGCCCGGCGAGGTACAGGCGGGCCGGGCCGGGGCACCCGTACCGGCAGCTGAGGGCCGTCACGTCGTCTCCTGGTCCAGGTCGTGGAGGCGGGCGGTGAGCCACCCGCGCGGGTCTGCGGTCGTGGGCATCTCGGCGAGGAGTGCCCGGATCAGGTCCGCGAGCCGGGCGTCGTCGACGCCGATGCCGTAGGCCAGGCGCACGAGTCGCTCGTCCCGGCCCGTCGCGCGGCCGTGGTCGATGACCAGGCGCTCGACGAGCGGGCAGGAGGACGCGCAGCGCGGGGCGGTCACGGCTCGTCGATGTCCTCGGGCAGGAGGTACGCGGCCCAGGTGATCGCGACGGTCGCGACCTGCACGAGCTCGGCGTAGAGGTTCGACGTCGAGCCCCGGTCATAGGACATCGCGGTGCCGACCTCCCCGACCTCCTCGACGAGCGCCGCGAGGCGGAGCACGTCGGAGGCGGCGGGCCCGTCGAGGGTCATCTCCCCGTGCTTGGCCTTCGCCCGTGCGTACTCCGCGACGACGTCGTTCAGGACCGCCAGCACGGGGCTGGGCGCCTGCGCCGGCTCCCGCAGCAGCTGGCCGGGCGCGCGGTCCTCGGACGGGACCAGGCCGATCGGCTCGGTGTACTCCCGCAGCGTCACGGGCTCGGTCGCCCACGCGGCCGCGAGCGCGAGGGTCGCGTGGGCCTGGGCGATGGCGATCCGCTGGGTCGGGGCGAGGCCGGCGGCGCGGGCTCGCTCGACGCTGGGGAGGTGGGAGAGGGCGGCGGCGTGCTGCCGCTCGTAGCGGTTGTCGGTGGTCATGATGCGGTGCTCCAGCTGGTCGTGGTGGTGCGGCGGTCCCGTTCGACCGTGCGTTCGGTGACGCCGAGGCGGTCGGCGATGGTGGCGGCGGGCACGCCGCGGATGGTGAGCTCGCGCACGACGACGGCGCGCTCGGTGGGGGTGAGGCGGCGCGGGAGGTCGCCAGCGAGTGCGCGGGCGAGCGCGGCGTGGTCCACGTCGACGTCGACGAGCGGCTCGTCGGGCGTGGGGCGGTAGGGGGCGACGGTGGGGTCGTCGATCGTGTCGTCGTCCCACGCCAGGGGCGGGACGTAGCCCTTCGCGAGCGCCCGGGTCCTGGTGATCCGGGACCTGCCCGGGGTCATCGAGAGCCGCTCGTAGGCGGCGACGACCGCGTGGTGCATGTCGCGGAACACCCACCGCTGTCGTGTCCCCATGACGTCGAGGGACTGGTGCGGGCCGGGCATCGCGGCCGTGATCGTGGCGTGGGAGTGGCCCAGCGCCAGGAGCGCCTGCACGCGGCGGACGGCGCCGGTCGCGGGGAGCCGGTCGCGGGGACGGTCCCGGTTCAGGAGGTCCTGGACCCGGACCCGCAGGAGTCGGGCGGCGAGCGGGCGCTTGACGCTGCTGGTCTGCCCGGCGGCGATCTGCCGGACCGTCGTCGGGGAGCAGCTCGCGGCCTCGCCGATCGCGCGGGCGGAGCCGCCGGCGGCCATGAGCGCGACCACGTGGGGGCGGACGTCGGTGATCGGGCGTGGGGAGCGGTCGATGCCGCGGGCGACATCGAGCCGGTACCGCTTGCAGTAGCCGGGGGAGTGGTGTGTCACCGGTCGCCTCCGTCGCGGACGACGTGGAGGGTGACCTTCGTCGCGCCGTCGCGGAGTGCCTCGGTGGCCTGGTCGCGCAGGTCGTCCATGACGGCCTCCGGGACGACGACCGGGACGGGCCGCTGGTGGGGCTCGAGGAGGGCGGTCCACCAGGTGGAGGTCTCGCGGACGGCGGCCTGGGCTCGGGCGAGGCCTTCGCGCTCGGCGTCGGCGGGCCACGTGGGGCACAGGCCGGTGAACCGGTGGCCCAGGCGGAGCAGGAGGTGGTCGCCGTCCAGGAGGGGGATGAGGTGGGCGAGGGACGCGTCACCGTTGAAGGCCTTGGCCGCGGCCGTGAACCGGGCCAGGGCGGTGAGGTTCGCGCGGGCGGTCCCCCCGGGCCGGGTGGTGGCGTGCTCGAGCGCGTCGACGAGCATGCGCGGGACGTCGGGGTACCGGTCGTCGCCGGCGGGGACGATGCGGGCGACGGTGAGGGACTGGCCGTCGACGATCTGCCCGACCTCGGTGAAGGTGACCCGCTCGGGGCGGACCTCGACGCGCATGAGCTCGTCGTTCCACATCGACCGGGCGTCGGGGTTGGACGGGCCCTGGAACACCGCGAGGACCTTCTTCACCGCCGCGGCGGGCATGTCCCACCCGGTCAGCTCGGGCGCGAGGTACTCGGGGCCGTCGAGGCGTGCCAGGCCGGTGGTGACGTGATCCGTCGCCCAGATCAGCAGATCCCCGGCGGTCGGGTAGAACCGGACCCGGCCCAGGTGCGGGGTGTCGTCGCTCTCCTTCCCGGCGTGCGGGACGACAGCGGACAGGGCGGCGCGGACCATGCCGCGGGGGACCTCCAGGACCGTCACGACGCCACCGCCTCGGTGCCGCCAGCCGCGGCCTGCCGCTCGTGGGCGCGGATGACCTCTTCCCAGCACTGTCCGCACCCGGCGCCGCCGACCATGCGGCGGGTCTCGATGTGCTCGCACCGCTCGACGACGGCCATCGCGAGCGGGTGCTTGGGTCCGAACCACGTGCCCTTGGGGCCGATGATCGCGGAGCCGGTGGCCTTGTCGCGCAGGTCTCGGGCCATGCGCTCGGCGTCGGCGACGGTGATCTCCTTGTGCCGGATCCGGTCCTGCGCCTCCGGCGGGAGGGTCAGCAGGAGCAGCCGGGAGGACACCGTCGTGGTGGAGTAGCCGGTACGGCGGGCGATGTCCGCGACCGACATCTGCCGGTTGCGCAGCGCCTTGAACGCGTTCGCGAGGTCCAGCGGGGACAACTGCTTGTGCAGGGCCGCGGCCAGCATCACCGTCACCTGGTGCTCCTCGTCGCCCGGGCGGGCCGCGAGGCACGGGAGGGCGCGGGCGCCGGCGATCTTCGCCGCGGCGAGCCGCCGGTTCCCGTCGAGGACCTCGTACCCGTCGCGCTTGCCGGTCAGCGGGGTGACCACCAGCGGCTGGAGGAGGCCGTGCGCGCGGATCGACGCCGCCAGCTCGGTCAGGTCGCCGAGGTCCCGGCGGATGTTCGAGTGGTGCGGGTGCAGGCGCTCGATCGCGACCTGCGCGATGACGGTGCTCATGCCGCCACCGCCCCTGGGTCGCCCGCGAGCGCGGTGCGCTCGGGGGTGGAGACGGGGTAGCCGAGCCGCTCGAGGAGGGCGTACCAGGTGGTGAGGCGGCGGTCGCGGCGGATCCAGTGGTGCGGGGCGGCGCCGAGCTCGGCCTCGACGGCGCACGCGATGGCGGCGAGGAGCCGGTTCGCGGTCGGCAGCTCGGCGGCCGCGGCGCGGACGGCCTGGTCCAGGGCGTCGCCGGCGTCGAGCTCGTCGTCCTCGGCCTGGGCGTTGACGGCGTCGGCGTCGACGCGCAGCCACGTCGCGACGTCGTCGCCGTCCTGGCCGTACCACCAGTCGTCGAGCCACAGGTTCGTGATGAGGTCCGTCGCGACGAAGTCGACGACGGCGGTGGTGTGGGCGGCGGTGAGCTTGCGGTCGTGGATCAGGGGCAGGAGGAAGTCCCGGCGGGTCGCGGCCGAGGTGGTGGCGACCTCCTCGACGGCGGCGCGCTGCTCGGCCTCGCGGCGCTGGGCCTCCGCCCGGGCGGCGCGCTCGGCCTCCCACTGCGCTTCCCGCTCGGCCTGGCGGGCCTCGGCCCCGGCGGCGCGCTCCGCCTCCTCCAGGGTGTGGGGCCGGTACACGGTGAGGGACCCGTAGGACTGGCAGAACGCCCACCCGCTGGTGGCGTCGGCGAGGACCTCCTCAAGGCGCTTGACGGAGACGCCCCAGTCGCCGGTGTCGTTGCCGCCGTGGAGCATGCGGGAGGTCTCGCACGCGCGGACGGTGCCCTCCGGGGCCCCGTACTGGGTGCGCTCGGTCGCGCCGGCGGCGAGGAGCCGCTCGGTGTAGGGCGCGAACACCTGCCGCAGCTCCTGCGCCTGGCGGGCGTTGCGGACCGTGTAGGCGAAGTCGGGGGTGCCGAGGGCGGCGAGGATCGCGTCGTGCTCGGGCTCGCCGGCGAACTCCTCCGCGGTGGCGGCGTCCTCCAGGGTCGCGCGGTGCTCGTGGACCGCGGCGCGGGCGGGCTCGGGCATCGCGGCCAGGCGCAGGCGGGTGCGGACGGTGGTGACGGACCGGCCGGTGCGCTCGGCGATCTGCTCCGGCTTCACCCCGAGGTCCAGGAGCCCCTGGTACCCGTCGGCCTCCTCCACCGGGGTCAGGTCGGTGCGCTGAATGTTCTCCAGGAGCATGAGCTCGCGCTGCCCGGCCTCGTCCAGGTCCTGGTCGATCGCGGCGGGCACGTGCGTCAGGTCGGCCTCCCGGGCCGCGGCCGCGCGGCGGTGCCCGATGACCAGGCGGTACCCGTCGCCGTCCGGGTTCGGGACGACCAGGAGGTTCTGCCGGATCCCGTGCGCGCGGATCGAGTCGGCCAGCTCGGTCAGGTCCCCGACGTCGCGGCGCGGGTTCGCCGGGTGCGGGTGGACCTCGTCGAGGGCGAGCATCACGAAGTCGGTCGCGGGCTGCCGGGTCAGCGCGTCCAGACCGGCGCCCGTCCCGGACGGTGCAGCGTCGACCGCCGGCACTGCGCGTCGGGCCCGGGTCGGCTTGTCCTTGGTGGTGGTCATGCTGGTCGTCCTTCCATGGCCGTCGACGGCCGGGTCCGAGCCGGGCACACCGCGAAGTGCGTGAGCGCGGGGTGCTCGTGCTGCTCGAGCGGGTGATCGGTGGTGATCGGGTGGCAGGTCGTGCGGCCCGCGGACAGGGCGTGCGAGGCCTCCAGGGGCCCGGCCGGGTCGAACGTGGGCTCCAGGGGGATGTAGGAGCGGGGCCGGCCGGTGCGGAGCCGGGTCGGGATGACCATCACCAGGACGATCGGGCGACCGCACTGGTCGCAGGTCGTCTCCCGGCGGCCCCCGACCCCCACGCCGCGCCTCACGGCGGGCCACCCAGGCGCAGGTACACCCGCACGCGGGCAGCGTTCGCGGTCGCGCCGGTCGACGCCCGCGTCTTGGGGACCCGCTCGCCGTCGACGTCCAGCACGACCGGGCGGATCAGCCCCGCCTTCACGGCCTTCGCGAACAGGCCACCGCGGGCCCGGTCCGGGATCTCCGCGTCGTCGAGCTCCTCGCGGACGTCGTTCACGGTGAACTCCGCACCCGGCCGCACCGCGACGCACTCCGCGACGCGCTCGAGCGTCGCGACGGACGCCGCAGCGACGCCCGGGGTGAGCTCGCCGACCGAACGCGACAGGCGCACGTCCTCCGCGAGCCGGTCCAGGTGCGCACCGACACGGTTGCGCTCGGCGGCCAGGATCGCCGGGGCGGCCGCTGCCACGAGCGGCGCGACGAAGGACCGCAGGGCGTGCTGGTCGATCGGCGTCAGCGCGTCGAAGGTGAACGGGCGGCCGTGCACGTCCAGGCGGCCGGCGTCCTTGCGCTGGGCCTGCATCGCGTCGAAGTGCCCGCGGGCCGCGGCGTCGACGGCGTCGGTGATGTCGGGCAGGTCGGTCACGACGCACCACCCGTCTCGTCCCGCACCGCGAACGCGACCGGGTGGCCGGCGCGGTCGGTGCTGACGGTCGTGCGGGCGAGCCGGGCGAACAGGCGGACCTGCAGGCGCGCCGCGCGCTGAGACAGGTGGTCGTGCAGCGGGTTACCGGTCCCGCCGAGCAGGGACCGCCCGGCCGTCCCGTCACCGGACACCAGGTCGGTCGTGTCGAGGCCCTTGAGCATCCCGGCGCCGGAGCTGATCAGCGCCAGGCGCGCGGCGTGCATCTCCGCGCGGGTGTCCGCCGCGGCGATCGACAGGAACGCCTCGACGGGCGTCAGGTCGGCGCTCACCGGCGACGCTCCCGGTCCCGGCGTGCCATCGCCACGCCGGCGAGCACGAAGCCACCCGCCAACGCGATCCAGGCGACGAGCTCGCCGACGACGGCGCCCGCACCGCGGGGGGTGTGGGCCGCGGGCAGTGCGGACGCGGGGGCAGCGGCGATCGTCGCGGCGATGAGGGACGCGAACGTCAGCACGACGAGGGCGAGCACGACCACCAGCAGCCACCGCAGGCCGCCGGCGCGCTGGTGCGCGGCCTCGCGCTCCTCGGCCCACCACGACGGCTCAGCGGCCGGCTTGGTCTCCGGGCCGACCATCTGGACGACCTGCAGCGTGGGCACCCGGTGCCGCCCGTCGCACGACGGCTTGCCGCACAGGACGCACAGGTGCTGGTCCTTTCGCCACAGGAGCTCGGGCTGGCAGACGGCGCACGCGTAGATCGCGGGCTCGACACCGTCGGCGGTCAGGCGCATCTGGGCGTGGGGGTGGCTGCTCACCGGACGTCACCGCCCAGGACGAACACGGACCACAGCGGGGCCGTGAGGAGGGCGACGCCGAGGGCCAGCGGGTGGCGGTCGGCCAGGCGCTCAAGCCGCGAGCGCGGGGCGGTGGTGGTGGGCATCGGGTGGGTCCTTCCAGTTCGTCGAAGAACGTGGTGAGGCTGGAGCGGGGGCCGGGCCTCCCCAGGGGGTGGGAGGCCCGGCCGGTCAGTGGGTGCGGCCGCGGCCGCGGTGGCGCGGCGCGGGGACGACGACGTCCGCGAGCGCGCGCTGGTAGGTGGTGACGGCGGACAGGAGGTCGCCGACGGCGCGGTCGACGTACTCCAGGGCGAGGTCGACGTCGCGGTCCCGGCCGCGGGTGAGGCTCACCGAGCGCTGGAGGTGCTCGGCCTCGCGGAGCAGCTCGTCGCGGGCGCGGGCGCGGCGCTGTGCCGGCTCGTCGGCGGAGCGGTCGGCGCCGTAGCTGCGAGCGAAGATCCGCTCGAGGAAGGGGCCGGCCGGGGACGACGACGAGGGGGGCGTCGTGTCCCCGGCCGGGGCCGGCACCGGCACGGCGTCAGGGCAGGGGGGGACCTGCGCCGTGCCGGTGGTCTGGGCCCCCGCGGCCGAGGGGGAGGCGGCCGCGGGGGAGATGAGGCGCGCGAGGTCGCGCGGGGTGGGAGTCACGACGCGCCGCCCGCTACGGTCCGACGCATGGACCTGTTGTCCCTCGCCGCCAGCCTGATCACGCTCGGGTTCGTCGTCCACGCGTTCGTCCTCGAACGCAGGCGGTGGCCGGAGGTGGAGTGGGCGTTCCAGCGGTACGGCCACCGGGATGACGAGGAGGGGCGGCGGGAGTACTTCTGCGAGCTGGTGCAGTACGGGCCCGGTACCGCGTACCTGCTCGCGCCGCCGTTGCTCGTCGGCGCCGAGTGGGTGCTGGATGAAGAGCGCCGGCCTCGGCAGTGGTTCGGCGCGTGCGACGTGCAACGGCTCGTGATCCGAGCGGACGACCCCGGGGACGTGTGGCTGTACATCATCGAGTCCCCCCGTCACGACCGCCGATGGCTGTACGCCCGGTGGTTGCCTCTTGCGCCGATCGGAGATCGGCTGCGCGTGGCGAGAGACCGAGACCTGGAGCGGAAGCTTCCGCGTGGGCCAGCACGGTGGTGGCAGCGTCTGCGAGATCGGTGGCGAGTCCCGCCAGCCGTCGGGCCCGGTGGTGCTCGAGGAGCACGCATCCGAACGCGAGGACCAGGGCTGTCGCGCCGGCTGCAGGCCGCACAGTCGCTGGCGAACCAGGAAGTGCAAGAGCGGCAACGAGGAGCACCGTCGCGGTGAGCGCAAGTCGCCCGCGGCCACTCGGGACGTCCGCGACCGTCGGAGCCTTGACGCGGATGACGATCGCGGCGATGTCGCCCGCGGTCACGATGCCGCCTCAGCACGCGCCGGAGCGCCCAGGAGGTCCGCGACTGGCACGTCGAGGACGAGGGCGATCGTGTGGAGGTCGTCGACCGTGATGGGCACGCGGCCGTTGACACGCAGGGAGACGGACTGCTGCGTCTTGCCGAGGGCCTCGGCGATGGTCGCCTGCGTGATCCGCTTGCGGGCCATCTCAGCGCGGATGTTCGCGGCGACGTCGGTCGACGGTGTCACCTTTGCCGAGTGCTGCACACTCTCCGTGTGTGTTGCCATGAGGCAATGTGTACACCTACAAGGTGTGGAGTTGCAAGCGTGTGATGTGCACTCGGCGTGTTCACCCCGTCGGACGCCTTGTGCGCTACGCGCTGGGCGCGTATCTTGGGCTCATGAGCACACAGATCCGGGCGCTTGTCCCCATCGCGAGCCGGCCGCTGCACGAGCGCGTCGCGGCCGTCGTCCGCGGGGAGATGGCGCGGTACGAGGTGACGCAGGCCCGCCTGGCCGGCGTACTGGGCATCACGCAGCAGTCCGTCTCCCGCAAGCGGGCGGGCACCTCGCCGTGGACGCTGGACGAGCTGGAGACGGTCGCCCCGCTGTTCGGCTCGACGGCGGACGAGCTCGTCCGCCAGGCGCGCGAGCTGCGCCCCGTCGACCCGGCCGGCGGGGACCAGTGGGCCCCGTGGGGCTCGAACCCACAACCTACGGATTAAAAGTCCGCAGCTCTGCCAATTGAGCTAGAGGCCCGGGACAAGCAGACATTCACTGAAACAACCCGAGACAGAACGATCGGGAGAACTCGGTGCCTGCCGCCCGGGTACAGGCTACGCGGACGGCAAGGGCCACGACCCACGTCCACGACCCGGGGGGCGGCGTCTCCCAACCACGCCCGGGGCGATCGAGGTCCGAGAGATCGTGCCGCGACCCGCGCGCTCATGCCGATGAGCGTGCTGCTAGGCGTGCACCTGTGGGCACAGCCCTACTCTGGCTTCATGCCGCCGCGCAGGGAGGACCAGACGACGCCTGAGCGCTCGACCGCCAGTCCCGGCGGCGCGCATGGATGGCGGGCCGGGCTGGCTCTCTGCTCCCGCTGGATTGTGCGCGTCGTCGCAGGATCCGTGGTGTCGGTCGCTCTGCTCGTGGTCGGATTCGCGCTCTTTCAGCCGAGTCAAGACTGGAGTGCGGTCGGTGGTCCGGGAAGGTTCGTCTCGGACTCCCTCGCTCTTCTCCTTTTCATCAGTCCGGTCCTTGCTGGGGTCGGCGTGACGCTGGCGGTTGCGATCTGGATTGCTCTCCGTGTTTCAAGAGGGTCGGCGAAGGCGGGCGCGACCACCGCGGGTCTTGCCGCCGCCGGGTTGTCGATGGCGTACGTCCTTCTGTACTCCGCACCGCGACTCCCCGACCTGCTCGGTTACCTGGCGCTCAGTGCAGGCATAGGCTCGATCGCAACCTATATGACGTTCCGGGACATCTCGCGAATCCGATCACTGACGCGCTGGCTTGCTCGTCTCCGACAGGGCCGGCGGGTGGACGCTGTGTAGACCAGCGGGAACGACGGCGTCGGTAGGCGCAGCGCGCGGCCGTGCCGCACTGAGGGCGGCTACGCTCGCCCGGATC